ATAAAAGCAATGCAAGGGTGTCTACTTTGTGATAATGTACGAGAGGTTCCTTATGGTTGTAATTATTATCCTTGGGTTTGTGATGAATGCAAGGAAGCTATTGCTTTTATTAAAGATTTTAAGGCTTCTGTGGTGAAGCAGCCGAGTTCTGAAACACCTAGTCAGAGATTACCTAAAGTTGAAATAATTCCGCTTTAAAGCTAAGCAGGCTTGAAAAATAGCCTGCTTTTATTGTATTATAAAATGAGTAATATTTTCAATAGGAGGAATTATGAAAAGACCGTCATTAGATGAATATTATCTTAATATAGCTAAAGCAGTTTCTGAAAGATCTACTTGTCTTAGAAAACATTATGGAGCGGTGGTAGTTTCGGAGGGAGAGATTCTCAGTACTGGCTATAATAATCCACCTAGAGGTGAAGCACATTGTGCAGTATGTACTAAATGTAATAGTGGCAAAGATATGGCTACTTTTGAAACTTGTCCCGCAGTTCATGCAGAAATGAATGCTTTGCTCAGTGCGTCACGTAAAGATATGATTGGAGCAGATCTTTATCTTTCAGGTTATGATGTAAAATCTGGCATAGCCCTTGAGTGTGAAGCTTGGCCCTGTGAGATTTGTTTGCGCCTAATTAAAAATGCAGGTATTAATCGTATAATAAATAAGAATGGTGTTATTTATATGAGGTCAGATGATGGAATTTTAAGACAACTTATAGAAAAGGAGTGTTAGATTATGGACAATAAAGTATATGTTTCTGTAAATTCTTCAACGGTTAATCCACCTTCACATGTTTCACGTGTTGACCATTTGGATAAAATTATAGCTAATTCTGTCGCTGCAGATATTATGGTCAGATGTGCTATTTGTGAAGAACATGTTTCTATGAATTCTAATGATTATAGAGCTCAAGGAGTATTTATTTGTGATAAATGTAAGGCGGCTATTAAGCACGTCAGAGATACTCTTGAAAATACGTAAAAACTTCTTAATTTTTACGTATTTTATCTGCTAAATTAAATGAGGTGATTGAATGAAATCTTATTTAATTTATAAACATACGAATAAAATTAATGGTAAATGTTACATTGGGCAAACTTGTTATACTAACCCTACCCATAGATGGCACTCTGATGGGAGTGGCTATAAGTCTCAACAAAAATTTTACAGAGCTATTCTTAAGTATGGCTGGGAGAATTTTGAGCATCAAGTTTTAATAGAGAATCTTACAAAACAGGAAGCAGATGAGCTTGAAATTGCTTATATAAATCAGTTTGATAGTATTGAGAATGGTTATAACTTATTAATTGGTGGCTCAGGTCAAACAACCCAAGGTGAAGCTGTTTATCAACTTAGCTTAGATAAACAAATACTTGCAACATATTCAAGCATTAGAGAAGCGGCTAGACAGCTTTATCCTGAAGATTTTAATAGTGCTAGGAGTAATATTGGACGCTGCTGCAATGGAAAATTACGCCAGTATCGAGGCTTTGGATGGTGTTTGGCTAGTCAATATGAGCAGTACAAGTTTAAACTTTGTAATGGCAAAACTGCAGGTAAAACTGTTTACCAGTTAAACAGTGCTGGGAATATTATTAATATATTTTCAAGCTATCATGAGGCTGGTTTAGCTTTAAGTACAACTGCTGCATACATAAAATATTGTTGTGAAAGATTACATAATGGTAAGGGTTATTATTGGTGTAGAGAGTCAGATTTGAATTTGATGCTAGAAAGGATTAATAATGAAAAAAGATCGTATAAGACTTAGTTTAGATTTAAGTCCTGAGCTTTATGAGCAGCTTAAATCTTTATCACAGAAGTTAGATTTGACTGTTAGTGGCGCAATCAGGATTGCACTTCAAGAATATATGAAACAAGTAATGAAGGAGAGCTAAAACATGATTATTGGTATTTGCTGTGTAGATAAAAATTGGGGACTCGGAAAAGCTAATAGTTTACTTTTTAATCTTAAAAAAGATATGCAATTCTTTAAACAAACTACTGCTGATAGCATTGTCGTCTGCGGCTTGAACACATTACTTAGTTTTCCAAGCAGTAAGCCACTTAAAGGCAGATCTACTATAGTTATTTGTCCAGAAGGCTATGATAGAGATGATTGCTTTTGTGTGCATAGTTTTGAAGATTTAATCAAGCTAATTACAGAGTTATCTAAAACTCAAAATGTGTTTATAATTGGGGGTGGAATGCTTTATAAGTCTATGCTTCCCTATTATGATAAGGTATATGTAAACAAAGTGGACGCAGATGGCGAAGCAGAAGTTTTCTTTCCTAATCTTGATGAATATTCTGAACTAGAGCTTTGGAAAATTTTGCCTGAAGTAGAGGACGAAGGCTATAAGACTAAACTTCATGTTTATAACAAAAAGATTCATTTGGAGGAGCTTAAAGGATAATGCAACATTTTACAGATTCTTTAGTAACAGACTATATTGAGCCGTTACAAAACCATTGGGTAGAACTAAGTATTGAACCTTGGAGATATAATTTCCTTGCACAAAAATGGAAGTGCCCAAATAATATAGAAAATAGATCTGTCTTACCTGAGGCAGATTGGGATGAAAAATTAAAACTGTTTTTAGCTTGTGGTGACAGAGTTAGAGTAGATAAAAAAGCTGAAATTTGTCAGACTTATTATGGCCAATTTGGTAAAAGCTATCTAGTATGGCTTACATTTTTAGATGCAACTGGTAATAAACATACCTTTGATGTATGGCTCGATGAGTATGGCAAAAATACAAAGAATGCTGAAAAATATATTGATTCGAGAAGTCCTCTTTGCCAAAATGTCTACGATTCAATACTTAAAACGAACAGTATTTCACCAGAAACCGCGAAGTTGCTTTCAACAATTGGCTCAAAAACTTGGACGGGCTCTACAGAGCAAAAAGTTCAAAAGAAGTTAAATAGTAGCATTCAACAGGATATTTTTGAGAAGGCTGCTAAAGAGTGTGGAATTATTTTCAAAAAGTTAGATAAGTTTGATGGTTATCTTTATCGTGGAGATCCGGGGCGTCTTGCGGATTATGATTTGATTATTGATAATTGTAAAATACGAGTAGATGTTAAATTATTAGAATCAAATTCAACAATTGCAGCACAAAATCCACATGATGCTGTATTGTTAATTTCTTCTGAATATCGAACCGCTGATATTGCTTATCATCGAGTTAGTGGAGAAGTTGGTGTTGAAACAACTCAAACGTTTAAAGACTTACTGGCCGCGTTTAAAAAAAATTTGTTAGCAGCAGGTAAATGTTTTTTACATATTAATAAAATAGACTTAGAAACTGGAGTTGTTGACTATGAGTTATTTGGAAATAATAAATAATAAATTAACTAGGGGATATAGAACTTGTATAAATTAATTAGAGACTTTCTTCTTGAAATCTTGGTAAGAGCCTATGGATAGACTCTCTAGTATTCCTAGAACAAAAATCAATAGCTTTTAGCCAGAACAAAAAATAAATAAATCGTATATTAAAAAGTAATAAAATAAAAAACCTTAAGGAGAATAAATAATGAACGGAACACTTATTAGAGACAACATTCCTGCTAATATCGAAAAGCAGGGAGATGCTTGTAATTATGCAGAAGTTAAAAGTACTTATCTTTTTAATGGCTTGATCAGAGATAAGCTAGTTGAAACAGTAAATCTGTTTCTAAGGACTAATTCGATCGAAGCTCTAGCTGAGGTAAAAGCAGTTGTTGAAGCTATTGGGGCTGAAGCAGTAGAGGCTTTTAATCAGGTGTATGAGAAGCAGATGGAAGAGCTTGGGGGTTATACGAAAAGATACGTATTTCTTCAGGCAGATTATGATTCTACTGTTGAGGCAAAGAATGAATCAGAGACCAAAGAGTAAATGTGATTTTTGTCAATATTTTTTAGGTCACGAATGCACAGCAGCTAAGTCTAATGGTCAAGTAAGTTCGTATTACTGTAGGCAAGCTCAATATGAGTACAATCAATGGTTACAGCAGCAAAAGAAAAATATAGCCAATAAAAGAACCTCCTGGCGTTATTAAAAATAGCCTCTGTTTAATTTGCTAAATTATTAAGCAGAGGCGTTTATTTTTATCTCTGCAATGGAGGTAGGTTATGGAGTATAAAAGACTAAATTTCGAAGACTATTTTACTATTTGTTCCGAGAACTTGAATAAGCTTGATACTAATTTGGAAATAGCTAGATATGAGAGCATTCCTTATGAGTTTAAGGGTAAGAAGTACAGTATAGAATTTCAAGTACGTTTTGATGAGCCTAGAAGTTGTATTCAAGTTATTTTTGAGCAAACATCTAGTAAGTCTGATTGGCGAGTTAATTTTAACTTCCCATCCAAAATCTATGATAAGTTCACTTTTGAGGGAAAGTTAATTCAGCTTAAAGTACATAGAGGCTGGGGTAATATGTGGCTTGTTTGTCAATCAACTGTGAGACAAAAGATTAAAGCTTTACTAGATGAACATCCTGATTGTTTTGTTGAAGTTTTTGGCTGGTCTCTCGGATCTGGTATGGCCCAGCTTGCTGCAGAGGATATTTATTTTAAGTTTGGTATTAAGCCATATCTTTATACCTACGGAAGTGTCAAGCCTTTCTACGGAAAAGATACATACAACTTCGTCAAGAGCTGCTGCGCTGAAGCTTATAACTTCTACGATCACTGTGATATCGTTGGGTATATGGTTCCTTTCTTTGGCTGGAAAGCAATTAATCATTGCAAGGTCAGACCAGAAAAGTTTTGCATTATTAAGCTTTTCAGACCAATGATTTACCATACTCAATATGACGTCCAAGGTCAGTATAAAGACTATGAATAAAAAATCATTATTTAATAAAGGATGACTTTTTATGAAATTATATGAAGAATTTAAATTGTGGGAAAATTTATGGAAACCTGATAAAGCTCTCACTGAAAAATGGGAAACTTTTGACAGTGGCTGGGGACCTAAAAAGCTTTGGCACTCTACTTCGGTTTCAGAATTTAGAGCTTTTTTACAAAATGCAGCAAGCGCTGGCATTAAAGGTTTGCGCTTAAGTATTGCTGATGGTATATATCTTGCAGCAAGAGCCTCAGACCTTAATCATGATAATATTGTAGACATTGCAGCAGATAACTATTTAATCGATGGCACAGAAGATTTTGAATGGTCTACCTGTGGGTTTCCTAAGTTAGCCGATTTTGATAACGATAACTTTGAAGGCAAGGACTGGGACGAAGAGGATCTTGCATGGCAGGCAGAATTTGAGGCTGAGGAAGATGCTACATATGACACTATAAAAGGTCAAGTGTATGATGTTATAGATCCTGAGACAGGCGAGTGTAAGACTTTTGTTCGAGACGGTAAGAGACATATGCTAGTAGCTGATTGTGGTACTTTTGAAGTAGCTCTTTATAATTTTTATTCAAGAGAGTATATTGCCTACAAAAATGGTGATGGTGGAGTAAAGACAGGTTTTCAGCTGTTTGAAACATCTGATACCTATTTTGCTTTAAAGCCTTTAATTAAAAGACTTTATATGACTAATACGTAAAATAATCTAATGATTAATAATACTGAGGATTATTATGATTAAAACAGGATTTATGAATTTATATGAAGAACTCGGCGCCTTAAATGAAGATGTACACGGTAATTTTGAAAAGAATTTAGTACCAAGAATTAAGGTATTAAAGCCTAAATTAGACAAAGCCGCAGATGTGTTAGATAACCCAAATTATGTAAAAATTCAAGAGATACTAAAAAGTTTAATTGAGGGGTTTAAAGTTTGTTTTAATGTGTCTAAGCAAATAGCATCAATAAATCCACAGGATCTGATCATCAACGCGCCATTTGATGAAGCTATGAGCATTTTAAATAAAATAGAAGATATTGTTTTTCGCGTTGAGCAGGGAGACAGTGCTTTAGATAGATACTTAATAGATCAGCCCTCTGCCTGGACGGTAGAAGAATTAAGAGATGCATTAAAAGGCTATGAAAAATATAGCGATATAGACATATCTACCTTAAGATTTAGCTCAGAAGAAGCTAATATAAAGCCAGAAGCTACTCAACAGACTGACACACAAAGTGCTGAACCTAAAATGCTAAGTTAAACAGAGCAAGGCAGAATAATCTTAAGATTATCAAAGCTTTTAAGGAAGTAGGCTTACCTGTGGACGATCTTACCGTAACAGCTAAAAATAAAAAAGGTAAAGACTATAGAAAAGCTTCTGATAAACTAAACAAACTTAGAAAAACTTTCTTTGGTGAAGCTCTCGACGACGAAAACATTTTTAATCAAGACTTTTAATACTATGTAACTTTCTGGGACAATAGCAAGTGGAAACTCTACAATTAAATAAACCTAAAGACGAGTTAGTAAAATAGCTCGTCTTTTATTGTATTATATAGTATG